ATGGTAATAGATCCACCCGAACCATACAGACACAAAGATGGAACGATTGTCCATTTAGTGGAGATTAACCAGAATGATTGGTATTGCTGGGCTAAATATCCTGATGGGAATATCAAACCAGTTTCAGAGGATATTTTCTTTAGAGATTTCGAATCAATAATAAAAGCAGCTAGCAAAAGCTAACTGCTCGGTTCTCCAAGGGGGAACAAGGAGAAAGGATTATCATGGTATCTACAGTATTGACGGAATATTGAGTTTTATTCAGGGGTAGAGGGAAATGAATAATTTTAGTTTGCTACTACTTGATCTTGGTCTGCAACATCAGCATCGAATGTGTTTGTTGCACTAACACCGCTAAAGTTATTGGTAATAAAAGCATTATTTGATGAACCTGAACCATTATAAGATTTTGAATTTGCTTTTGGAGAAACGTTATAAAAATCACCTAAGTTGAAAGAACCGTTACTGGTTTGTACGACAAGGTTTCCGAGAATAGCTGGCATAGCTTTCACCTACTTTCTTAGGAAGTATTTAAATTAGTATATGGTGTATGTGTCTAGAGGTTCGTTTGATTCTGAAAATTCGAAGATATAGCTTGTGAAAAACTTAATAAAATAATCCTTTGAATAGAAAAATAGATTAATTGTGTGAAAAGGGTATAATAAATAAAAATTAAACATTTAGTCCTACTGGAAGAACCAGCGGACATCAAAACATAAAGAGCATTAGCAATATTGCTCTGTGGTTTGATGTCCGCTTTTTTGTTTTTTATTAATAAAATAGACAAGGAGTGTTTTTATATATGACACAATTAACTTTCTTACCTAAAATTGATCGTAAAGCAACACAGGTTCGTTTAGAAGAGATTCTTGAAAATGTTCGTATTTATAGACAATTTGGGATGATTAGAAATGAGATGAAGGTCACAGCTTCTTGCGAGGTAAGATATCACGGTCCAACAAACATGGTAGGCAAGCCAGCTGAAGATATTGCTTTAGCAAATGTTGTAATGAGTGAAAGAGAAATGAAATTGCAACGCTTATCCTTTCAAATTGATAAGGCATTAAGTCGTTTTAGCAAGAATCAAAGAGACATCATTGTAAAGCGATATTTAGAAGATGAAGAAGTCTTTGATTACATGGTTTATAACGAAATTGGTATGAGTGAGCGGACGTATAGACGTAATAAAGCCAATGCTTTTTATAAACTCGCATTTGCTCTTAGATTAGAAGTTTACGAACAAAAGGATGGTGAATAAGAATGAATTTTGTTCAACCTATTCGTGATCCAGAGCAGATACAACAAATCAAGGAATACTTAAAAGAAAAGAATGAACGAAATTACATTTTGTTTGTAATGGGAATTAATACAGGGTTACGTATAAGTGATATTTTAAAACTAAAGGTTGAAGATTTAAAAGGTAGTCACATCTCAATGCGTGAAATGAAGACAGGTAAGCAGAAACGTATACAGATTACAGTAGCACTAAAGAGAGAGCTTCGATGGTTCAATGAAAATAGAGAAGATGATGAGTACCTATTAAAAAGTAGACAGGGGAAGAATCGTCCGATTGGTCGCAGTATGGCATATAAGATATTAAGTGGAGCTGCAGCAGAGTTTGGATTAGATGAGATAGGGACACACACATTAAGGAAAACGTACGGCTACCATATGTACATGCAGACTAAGAACATAGCATTACTTATGGAGATATTCAATCACTCATCTGAAAAAGTAACGCTTCGTTATATAGGTGTAAACCAAGATGCAATGGATAAAGCAATGAGTAGATTTAAAATCTAAGCATTTGTTTTTTCTTTTTAGTTCATACAGTTACTCATAATTTTTGTACTGTGTAACTCAAAAGAGAAAGTCTTATGAATTCAATGGTAGCAAGGGATTCAGCGAAGGGGTCAGTTACACACAATATAAGATATGGGTAAGTGTAGAAAAGGCATAAAAAAGGAGCGTAGTTCGTCAAATAGATGTAATGCTCTATTACTATTAAGTTAAGAAATCCATTGTTTCCGATTAATTGCATCCGTTTTTTGTGATTGTTGTGATTTGAATCAAAAGTCCGCCACAATTTGAAGCATATTATTGCCATAAAGCATAGTTTTGAGAGAACATTTTTGTAATATTTGAAGCATAACGTTGCCGTGTTTTTTATTAATGTAGCTTGATGGGCAGGTGGTGCAACCCTAATAGATTTGGGACCTCTCTTTGTATCATTATCCTTTAATTATCATATATATATAAAGTATTAAAATTAAATTTAAAAGGAGAAATATGTTTTATGACAAAATTGGAGGAACTAGAAAAAGATTTTAATCAAATGAAGCTAGATTTAAAAGCTATACAACATGATATGAAAAATTTAGAAACAAGAATACTAGTAGCTGAAAAGGATGTTTTAACTATTAATAAACAATTAGATAAAATTAGTGCAAATACTACATGGATTTTACGATTAATCATAAGCGGATTGTTAACAGGAGTATTTGGTATAGTAGCAAGAACCCTGTTATAGGAAAAAAGGATGTTGGTCAATCAAAACGGATTTAGCGAAGCGAAGAGATTATTTGATTTGATTAACTAGCGTGGGAGCCCTTCAAGGATTGAGGGGCTCAAAGGGGACAGTCCTCCATAGGGTACACTCTTTACTGTGGATGTGTTTTACATATATTTTGACAGTCATAGAAATTACCTCTTGTTCTTAACAAGCAATAGGTGAAACAGTCTTGGACAGTATAGGTAAACATTGAGGTTATAGGAGGATCGCCACAAACCAAAAGAACCATAAGCCTGCCCAAGCGGCAAAATTATGGTTCAAATCACAATTGTTATTAATTTTGCATTATTTTGATAAATAAATATCTTTTAAAATTAAATACAACGTTCTACATTAACGTGGTTCTGGATCTTTGTCTTTTTTTCTAAGACCAAATAATCCTAGTAGTCCCAATAAACCAAGCCAAGTCCAATTATTATTTTTATTACGATTATCATTTAAATCATTTGTCGTATTTACATTTCGAGTTCTCACATCATTATTAACTCTATTCATGTTATAGTCATTAACTCTATTCGTGTTATAGTCATTAACTCGAGTTGTAATATTATTATTGTTAACTCTATTCGTATTATATCCATCGTATTCAGCATGGACGCTTGTACCAAAAACCATAATAGTTAGTAATAGGGCACCTAAAATAGATGAAAGTTTTTTCTTCATGGTTTTCCCTCCTTTCGTATTTAGTAATGTCTCCAGTTCCTTTAGACAATATTCGGTTGAAAATATATAAAACCATTTGAATTGAAATTATGATAAACATCTTTAATTTTTATTATTAAAAGTACTTATAATAATGGATTAAGTTAATTGAAATGTATTTATTCTTTATAAGAATAAAATTTGGGTAACGGTACATTCTATGAGAGGTAATTACTATATTTGGGTAAGGTGTTCCTTATGAGTTATAAGAACTTATTTTCTTTAATCCAGAACATGGTTGGGAAAATTTTTTCTATAGTAAGTATTGTTGCTAAAAGTCTAATTTCTTTAAGGAGGAATATTTTTATGGGTATTTTAAGTGGGAATCCACAAAATGAACCAATGCACTACGGAGAAGTCTTTGGGATTTGGAGTTATCTTGCAGCGGCACAAGGTGCAATTGCTGGATATCAAGTTCTTATTAACCACACAGGAGACGAGGATTTAAAGAAATTTTTAGAAAACCTTGTAGAGAATGATATCCAATCAGAAGTTGAAGAATTAAAAAATATACTAAAATTAAATGGTGTTGCATTACCACCAGCACCTCCAGAAAGACCAGTTGCATCTATTGAAACGATTCCTCCTGGAGCTCGCATTAATGATGCAGAAATTGCTGCAAAAGTTTCTATGGATCTTGCTGCTGGGTTAGTAGCATGTAGCCAAGCTATGGGTCAATCTCTTCGAGAAGATGTAGGAATGATGTTTGGTCAATTTCATATGAAAAAGGCACAAGCTGGAGCTATATTACTTCGTCTGAATAAGAAAAAAGGTTGGATTATTCCGCCTCCATTACATGTTCTACAATCAGATCAAGCATAATACCTAAATAAACATTCAATCTATTCTTTATGGCTGTTGCAGTGAGGTAGTCTAGGAAAATAAATGTTATTAACGAATTGAAATAAGTGGCAGAGTTGTGACCGCTTTTTGGCAGTAAATGTTCCGGTTGTTTTGCAATTACCGTGTTATATTTGTATTGTGAGTAATGGCGGAAAACACAACTCACTATGTTGTTTCTAAAATTCTAAACGGTTCGTAATGACGGCATATAAAATCCGAAACCAGCAGATGGTACTGATTGAATGCTACCGTTATTAAGGAGAGCTTTTGCTCTTCTTCCAGTTACTTAATAATGTTGGCGTAGATGAATGTATCAACATTAAGTGATTGGAAGAAGAATAAAACTTCATTTACCGTAATTGAATTACAAATTAATAAATGATAACTAAGCATCCATTTGGGTGCTTTTTATGTTGGAGGAGGAAATGAAAATGAAAACGAATTTAGTTACTACTATTAGTAAAGATGGTAAAACTTCAGTCGTAGATCAGAATGCGGAACAAATTTTAATTAAAGCGGAGAAGATTACTATTGTAGGTGAGAACAAATGAAACTAAACAAACAAGAACAATCAGTTGTGATTGGAACATTCATTTCAATATTAGGTGAGCAAGTTGTTAATGAACGTATTAGTCCTGACAAGTTAGAGAAGACAAGTGTAATTCATAATGAGCTACACGATAACACAACACCAAAACAAAGAAGAGAAGCAATGGTTAGTTTGCTCGATAAAATTATGGATGTATTCCTTGAGAATGAGGAGTGAGAGTAGGTGGATGAGAAACAACCGTTATTAATCATTACATTATCAAATATAGATTCAGTGCCGGTAGTTCAATACAAAGGTAAACAGATAGATAGAAAGTTAAGAGTTGCGTTGGATTGGGAATCACAATCGATTGATAAGATTAATCAAACATACATTCATATTGAACATGTACCATCTGATAATAAGCGTTGCAATACTGAAGTTATTCAACATAATCACCCTGTTGTGGAAGAAGTGCAACTCATATATCTAGGTAAGGAGTGAGGAGAGATGCAAGTCTATTGTTCCAACTGTAATAAAGATTACGATATGCAACCGCAAGTAGCACAGATTCCTAATCGTATTGAAAAGTGTTACTTTATTTGTCCTCATTGTAATCATGAATCTGTTGCTGCGTATGTGAACGATAAGATTCGTAAACATCAAGCGGACATTGCTAATTATCATGAACGGATTAATAAAAAGAGTCTTGCTATTGAGGATGAAATGAAACGGTTGAGGAAGAGGATAGAAGGTGCCAAGTAAACCATTCAAACCCTGTAAGTCGTTAGGTTGCAACGAACTAACAAGGGATAAGTATTGTGCTAAACATTTAGAAAAGGAAAACGAAACCGTAAGATATTATGACAAACATATTCGAAACAAAAGCTCACGTTCATTCTATAACTCGAAGCCATGGAGAGTTATGCGTGAGTTTATTTATCTTAGAGATCATGGTCTATGTGTTCAATGTAGAAGCAATGGCATTATTAATATAGGTGATGTAGTCGATCACATCATTCCTATTCGTATTGATTGGTCAAAACGATTAGAACCATCTAATTTACAAACACTTTGTCATGCTTGCCATAACAAGAAAACCAAAGAAGATGAAAAGAAAAACAGAAAATAATTTGAAAGAAAAAATTTATAAACACCCCCCCACCATGAAAAAGCAAAAGGCGAATCTCCGTAGACCGCCGCCTAGCTTTCCGTGTAAAAAGTTCGTTTTATTTCGTAAAAGGGGGTTTGGCTGAGGGAGGTGGTTCTCATAGGAAGGAAAGCAAAACCAATTAATTTGCACGTACTAGAAGGTAATACAAATCGATTAACAAAAGCCGAAATCGAACGGCGATTAGATGCTGAAAAACAATTACAAGCCAAAAAGGACAAGGTAACTCCTCCAGAATGGCTAGATCCTGTTGCGAAGAAAGAATTTGAGCGAATAGCAAGTGAATTATTAGAATTAGACATTATTACAAATGTAGATGTTAATGCTTTGGCAACATATTGTGACGCTTATTCGGACTATGTTGGATGCACCAAAATCATTCAAGAAGAAGGTTTGCTTGTGGAATACACCAACAAAGCGGCTGAAACCAACAAAGTTCCACATCCACTACTAACGAAGAAAAAGCAATTGCATGAACAAATGAAGGCTCTAGCTGTGGAATTCGGACTTACTCCAAGCGCAAGGGCGAAAATAGTGATGCCGAGTGCAAAAAAAGGAACGAAATCCACTGTAGAAAAGGAGTTTGACGTATAACATGATAAGACAATGGATGTTGGATTATTGTGATGATGTTTTAAATGGTGAAGTCATTGCATGTGAAAAGCATAAACAGTCTTGCAAACGATTTTTAAAGGATATCGAGCGTGAAGGATCAGAAGATTTCCCTTATGTTTTTAATGAAGAAAAGGCACTTCGTTTTTTAAAATGGATGTCTCTTTTTAAACATACAAAAGGGAAATTAGCTGGTGTAAGAATCGAACCACATTCAATACAAACCTTTGTTTTCAGTAATATTTATGGGTGGGTTCATCGAAATACAGGATTAAGACGATTTAAAAAAGCGTATTGGCAAGTAGGACGTAAAAACGCAAAGTCTCAATCATTAGCATGTGTTGGTTCTTATGAAGCAATGGCTTTTGGTGAAAATATGTCCGAAGTCTATATTGGTGCAACGAAAGCCGAACAAAGTAAAATCGTTTGGAATGAAATTAAGGCCCAAATGAATGGATGCGAAGATCTTAAAGGTAAATTTAACATTGCTTATGGAAAAATCCAACATACAAAAACTGATTCATTTATATCAGCGCTATCTAAAGATGCTGGTAAATCAGGCGATGGGCTCAATGTTCAGTGTGGAATTATCGATGAATATCATGCTCATACTACTTCTGAAATTTACGATGTACTTGTTTCTGGTTCTGGTGCTCGTTCTAATCCATTAATGATGATTATTACGACAGCTGGATTTAACTTGAGCAATCCTTGCTATCGTGTGGAATATCAATATGTTTCTAAAATTTTAGATCCTAATATTGATATTGAAAACGAAGAATATTTTGTCATGGTTAATGAATTAGATAAAGATGATGAGATTACGAATCCAGAAGTGTGGGAGAAAGCAAATCCAATTCTATGTAGTTATGAAGAAGGACGTTCTTTCTTAAAAGGAGAGCTTCAATCGGCTCTTGATGTACCTGAGAAAATGCGTAATTACCTCACGAAAAACATGAATAGATGGGTTGATATGAAAGAAAATGGCTACATGGATATGCAAAAATGGAAAGATTGTAAAGAAACCGTTGAATTATCCGATTTAAAAGGACTGGAATGTACAGTAGGTGTCGATTTATCAGCCAAAATCGATTTAACGAGTGTGGATTTTGAGTTTAAAAAGGATGACAAGTATATAGTAATTAGTCATAGCTTTATGCCAGAAGATACCTTACATGAGAAAAGAAAGACAGATAAAGTTCCATATGATCTATGGATACAGCAAGGATGGATTACAACAACTCCTGGTGCGGTAGTTGATTATGAATTTATTAAAAAGCATATTAAAAACATGGAAAAAGAAAATAAGTTCAAAATCAAAGAAATTTGCGCTGATCCTTGGAATGCTACACAGTTTATGCAAGACATGGAAGCTGATGGTTATACAATGATAGAAATACGCCAAGGTATGGCAACTTTATCAGGACCTACAAAGGATTTTCGTGAACAAGTGTATCAAAAGAAGGTCATCCACAATAACAATCCTGTACTGAATTGGGCTGTTAGTAATGCTATAACAAAACAAGATGCCAACGAAAACATCATGTTGGACAAGTCGAAAACAACAGAAAGAATTGACCCAATAGCGGCTGTAATTAACTCACATGTTCGCTGTATGCTCAATTCTGGTGAGATGGATTTAAATTCATATATTTTAAGCCAAGATTTCTCATTCTAGGAGGAATTACATGCGGTTTTTAAGATTATTTTTCAGTATTTTAGATGATATTTTATTCGTTTCAGGGTTGTCCATTATTATAGGGACGACTTTTTTTATTAATCCCATTTATGGATGGTATTTGTTAGGTATTATCCTCACAATACTGGGGGTGGTAATGATAAGAAGATAGAAAGGAGGTGAAACTTTTGATTTTTCGGCAGTTATTTAAGAATCAAGATACGACCGATTTGAAAAATCCGTCTCCTTGGTTTAAAAGTTTATTTGGCTATCAAGCCGCGAGCGGTGAAAAGGTAACAGTCGAGTCGTCATTAGGCGTTCCGACAGTTTATCGATGCATTAACATCCTTGCAAACAGTGTTGCAATGCTTCCTTTTCAGGTTTTTAGAAAGACATCAAAAGGAAGAGAACGAGATAAGATGCATCAAGTGTCATTTGTTTTGGAAAGACGACCAAACCCTTACCAAAGCCCATTTAAATTTAAACATTTAATCGAAACACATCGTAATACATGGGGAAATGCTTACATCAATATCCATTGGGGTGTGGATGGCAGACCAAAAGAACTGTGGGTATTGAATCCGGCTGTCACAACCCCAACAGTGGACTTAAAGACGAATAAATTATGGTATTTTACTAGTTTGCCAGACGGTACACCTGTAAAAATACCTGATGATGATATTATTCATCTTACTACATTGTCTACTGATGGATTGAAGGGTAAACCACCTATTCAAATTGCAAGAGAGTCTATAGGTAGCTCACAAGCGGCCCAAAAGTTTAAAGGTAAGTTTTTTACAAACGGTGCAGCTCACAGTGGAATATTAAAAACTCAACAAGCACTTGGTAAAGAAGCGAAAGAAGTGCTTCGTGATGCCTGGGAAGAAGCAAACACAGGTTTAAATAATGCTCAAAGGATAGCAATTTTAGATGCTGGACTGGAATTTGAAAAGGTTGGTATGCCTTTAAAAGATGCTCAATTTATTGAGGGTATGAAATTTGATAAAGGTGAGATTGCAAACATCTTTAATATTCCTTTGCACATGATTAATGAGTTAGATCGTGCTACTTTCTCTAATATTGAGCAACAGGCGTTGGACTTTATTCAAAATACATTGAGCCCAATTCTTATCCAGTATGAAGAAGAGTTTTCTTATAAAGCATTTTCATTTAATGAACAAAAAAGATATTACTTAAAGTTTAATCTAACAAGTTTACTTCGCGCTGATTCTAAATCTAGAGCGGAATTCTATAAGATTATGTTAGATGCTGGTGCTTTCTCGATCAATAAAGTATTAGAGCTTGAAGATATAGATGGAATTGGAGAATACGGTGATAAACATCGTGTCGATCTAAACCATGTATCTATTGAAATTGCGGATGAATACCAATTAGCGAAAGCTAGTGGAGGCTTGTCGTTGAAAGGAGGTGAGGGTAATTAAAGACGTGTTTACTATTAAAAATCAAACAAATTCTTCAGCCGATCTATTCATTTATGGCGACATCATAAACAATTCCGGTTGGAAATGGGACGATTCTGATGTTATGCCTGATGATGTGAAAAACATTTTGGGTCAATTAGATGATAAAAGCAACCTAAATATCTATGTAAATAGTGGTGGTGGTTCTGTATTCGCTGGTTTAGCTATTTATAATATGCTAAAACGCAATAAGGCTCAAAAAACCGTCTACGTGGATGGTGTTGCAGCTTCTATTGCTTCCGTAATCGCCCTAGCTGGTGATCGTGTTGTTGTCCCTTCTAACGCTTTCTTAATGATTCATAAACCTTGGACGTATGCAGATGGAAATTCAATTGATTTCCGAAAGGCAGCAGAAGATTTGGATAACATTGAGTCTGGAATCATGAATGTGTACAAAGAAAACTTAAAAGAAGGCATTGAAATTGAAGAAATTCAACAATTAGTAGATGCTGAGACCTGGTTAAGTGGTGAGGAAGCTGAAAAATACTTCAACATCGAAGTTGTGGAAGCAAAAGAAGTCGCAGCATGTATGAGCGATTATTTTGATAAATATCAAAAAACGCCAAGTAAAGTAGTAGCAAAAGCTCCTTCTATTCCAAAGAAGGATAATAAAGAACAATTAAAAATTCAAAATGCACTAGACCTGTTAGAACTATAGGTCTATTTTTTGTGCCAAAAACAAGGAGGAAATACCGAATGGATAAACATGAACAAGAATTACGTCAAAGAATTGCTGATTTAAAAGCGAAGGCTGAAGAGTTTAATAACAGCGGTAAATATGAAGATGCAAAAGCAAAAATTGAGGAAGCGAAAAACGCAAAAAACGAACTAGATAACTATCTATCAATGAATCAAATTCAAGTTCCTGAACCTGTAAATTCACAAACAGGAGCATTACCTCCAGCGCCAGTTAAAAATGAAAATGCATCGTACAAAGAAGTATTTATGAAAGCTATTCGTGGCCAAAATTTAACCCATGAAGAAGCAAGTGTTATGCAAGAATATAAAGCAGCACTATCAGAAAATAAAGGTGAAGATGGCGGATACATCGTTCCAGAAGATATCACAACTACAATTAATCAGTTAAAACAAACAACTGATAGCTTAGAACAATATGTAAATGTACAACCAGTTTCAACAAATAAAGGTGCTCGTACATTAGAAAAGCGTGCAGCATCTACACCATTTGCTCCATTATCTGAGTATGGAAACCCAAATGCGATGAAAGAAATTGCTTCTCCACAATTTGACCGTATACCTTATGCAATTGATGATTATGCTGGATTCTTACCTGTACCAAATGATTTATTAAGCGATACAGATCAAGCTTTAGAAAATTATTTACGTCAATGGATTGCTAAAAAGTCTGTTGCAACTCGAAATTATCTAATTTTACAAGAAATCAACAAACTTACAAAGGTTGATTTAAAGGATTATAACGGGTTAAAAACAACACTAAACGTTACACTTGATCCAATCTTTGCAGCATCAGCTAACATTATTACAAACCAGGATGGATTCAATTACTTAGATCAACTAGAAGATAAGAATGGTCGTCCGCTTCTACAACCGGATCCAACAAACCCAACTCGCAAATTATTCGTTGGCAAGCCTGTTGTTGTCTTATCAAATAAAACAATCGCAACAGATGGCGCAGGAAAAGCACCATTCATTGTTGGTGATTTAAAAGAAGCGATTGTACTTTGGGATAGACAACAATTGTCTATTGATATGACCAAAGAGGGCGGAAACGCTTGGAGAAGTAATACAACTGAGTTCCGAGCTATTGAGCGTGAAGACGTTACATTGTGGGATACAGAAGCGGTTGTGTATGGACAAATTATCGTTGCACCTAAAGCTGGAGCTTAATGGTAGGAGGTGTCCTTCTTGGTACTAACATTAGAGGAAGCAAAAAAGTATCTTCGTGTGGATGGTGATGAGGAGGACGATCTCATTACATCTTTCGTAATAGCAGCTGAAATATATATTAAAAATGCCACAAGTAAAAATGTAGATTTAAAGAGCGAGCTTGCTAAATTAGCAGCTCGTATTTTAATTGCTCATTGGCATGAAAACCGTGAAGCGGTTGGAAAAGCTGAACAATTAGCGTTTAGTTTGCAATCAATATTGGTTCAGTTGCAATATTGCGTAGGTGATTCTACATGAATCCAGGTAAATTAGATAAACGTCTTACATTCCAAGTAAAAGACGATGATGCAAAGAGCCCAGACGGTGATCCAATAGAAGGTTATAAGGATTCTTTTACTGTATGGGGATCTTTTGCTTTCTTAAAGGGAAGAAAATACTTTGAAGCAGCCGCAGCTAATAGCGAAATCCAAGGTGAAGCAGAAATCCGATTCCGTACTGATGTGAATGCTGATATGAAAATTAAATATAAGAATACGAGTTATGACATTGTTTCGGTTATTCCAACTGAAACGCACACGTTAGCAATCATGTGGAAGCGTGGTGGAATGAATGGCTGATGGTGTAGATTTATTAGGTTTTGATCGTTTAATTTCCGAATTAGAGCAAATGGGACTACGTGGGGAAAAGATTGAAGATAGAGCTCTTGCAGCAGGTGGAGAACCTATTCGAAAAGCTATTTCTGAAATAGCTCCAAGAAGTGATAGCCCTAAAAAAGCAACAAAAAGCGAACCATGGCGCACAGGACAACATTTAGCTGATAATATCCGTGTGACAAAAGCGAAAATGGAGGGCGGCATAAAAACTATCAAAATCGGTATAGATAAAGCCGATCGCTCTCCATATTTCTATGGCAAGTTTGTGGAATGGGGAACATCTAAAATGCCAGCTCAACCTTTTATAGAACCTGGGTTTAATTCTTCAAAAGAAGCGGCAATTCGTGCTATGACAGACATCTTGAAGAATGAAATGAGGTTGAATTTATGATAAATTTACGACCTGAAATTTTGCAAGCTCTTGAAAATAATCAGGAGCTTGTTTCTTTATTAGGTGGAAAACGCGTTTATTATCGTAAAGCCAAAAACGCTGAAGAGTTTCCGCGTATTACATTTTTTGAATTAGACAATAGGCCGGATGGATTTGCAGATAATGATGAAAGCGAAAGTGAAATCACATTCCAAATCGATATTTGGTCAAAGGGCAGTACAACAGTAATCCATCAAAAAGTGAATGAGGTCATGAAAAGTATTGGTTTCTCACGTTATAAGGTTGCTGATTTATATGAAGATGATACAAAAATTTTTCATTACGCGATGCGATTCGCGAAAGGAGTGGAATTATAGATGGCTGGAGAAATTATTACAATTAGTTCGACTGTCGGTGTAGACAGTCTTGTTTATGCAAAATTAACAAAAGATGATGCAACAGGTGTTGCATATTCAGCGGTAAAGAAAATGGAAGGTGCTGTAAAGGTTAAAACATCTAAAAAAGTAGCTTCTGAGATTATGTGGAGCGATAATAAGAAATCAGAAATTGCTGAGTCTGATGGTGAAGTCGAAGTTGAAATTGAAGTTCGAGGTCTTTCATTATCAACAAAAGCAGATATAGAAGGGTATCCAGAAATTACAGACGGAGTATTAGATGAAAAACGCGAGGGTGAAAAGCCATATTTAGCAATCGGATGGCGCTTTTTAAAAGCTAACGGTAAGTATCGTTATGTTTGGTTACTCAAAGGGAAGCTTTCTCAAGAGGAAGAAGAAGCTGAAACGAAAAAAGACAAGCCGAACTTCCAAACAACAAAACTTAAAGGATCATTCATTGAGCGTGATTTTGATGATAGACCAAAATTTACAGCAGATGCAGACGAACCTACATTCACAAAGGCTGTTGGTGATGGGTGGTTTACAGCGGTATATAACAAACAAACAAAGTAGGAGGGAGCAAAAGCTCTCTCTTTTTTATTAACTAAGGAGGAATAAACTATGAAATTAACTTTGCGAATTGATGGAGAAAAACAAATTTTTAATATGCCAGGATTTATCCCAGCGCGTCTTATACGCCAAGCTCCTGAGCTTGCTGAAATTCCAAACAATCCTGGTCCAGAGGATATGGATAAAATGGTCCAATTCGTGGTGAAAGTGTACGATGGTCAATTTACATTAGATCAATATTGGGATGGCGTGGATGCTCGTAAATTCTTATCGACAACTTCAGATGTAATTAACGCAATTATAAATGAGACTGTGGAAGCAGCTAGTGGTACACCTGGAATTGGAGAAGGAGAAAACCCAAACGCGTAGAGGGAGGAGGGCTGACGTTCAGCGAGTTTATGGACGAACTTTACCTCTCTTTATTACGTCAGGGATACAAACATCATCATATCGATAATGAAATGGATATTTGGCATTATTTAAGGTTAAATCGAAAGCATCGTGAACAAGGTAATTCAAATAGTGAAGGTCAGAATTCAAATGAAATAGAAGTTCCGGCTGAAAATATTATCTAACGAGGAGGTGAGACATTGGCAAATGAAATGAATAATTTAGTAGTTAGACTTTCTCTTGATAATGTGAATTTTCGTCAAGGGATAGCGAATTCAGGACGTGCAGTAAGGACATTACAGAGTGAATTAAAGTCTGTAAGTACAGGGATGGGCGGTTTCGCTAGCGCTAGCCAACAAACACAAGCGAAAATGGATGCTTTAAGTAGGCTCATTGACGCGCAAAAAGAGAAAGTTAAAGCGTTACGGCAAGCTTATGATCAAAATAAGGCTAAATTAGGTGAAAATGATGCAGCAACTCAGCGGTATGCTTCACAAGTTAATAAAGCTGTTGCTGATTTAAATAGATTTGAAAATGAATTAAAGCAAGTAAATAAGCAAGCTGAACAAAAAGGGATGGATAAGTTAAATAATTCTTTAAAAGCCCTACAGGCTGAATTTCAGTCTATTACAACAGGTATGGGTGGTTTTTCTAATGTAACTGAACAAACACGAGCTAAAGTTGATGTTTTATCTCGTACGGTAGATAAACAAAAAGAAAAAATTAGGGAACTTCAATCAGCCTATAACCGAGCTAAGACGGAAGAAGGGGAAGCAAGCCAGTCAGCACAAAGATATGCTGAACAAATTCATCGGGCTACAGGTGAACTAAATCGATTCGAATCACAATTACAACAGGCGAATCATGAATTGGATCAGCAAGGAAATCGTCTATTGAACTTCGGGAATCGTATGGAGGCAATGGGAAACCACCTACAAAATGCTGGCATGCAAATCGGAACGGTATTTGGTGGTATGACTTATGCTATCGGTCGAGGTCTGAAATCAGCTGTGGAAGAATCCATGAACTTTGAACAACAGATGGCTAACATAAAAGCAGTATCTGGTGCAACTGGTGATGAAATGAGGAAACTCTCTGAATTAGCTGTTAAATATGGGGAAGACACAAAATATTCTTCTGTAGAAGCTGGAAAAGGGATTGAAGAATTAATCAAAGCTGGTGTTAGTTTAACGGACATTATTAATGGTGGATTAGAAGGGGCCTTAAATTTAGCAGCCGCAGGTGAATTGGAACTAGGAGAAGCAGCTGAAATTGCTTCAACCGCTTTGAATGCATTTAAAAAGGATGGTTTAAGTGTTACAGATGCCGCTAACTTACTTGCAGGAGCCGCTAACGCTTCAGCTACTGATGTACATGAACTGAAATATGGTTTATCAGCAACCGCAGCGGTTGCAGCTGGAGCCGGCATGACATTTAAAGATACAGCAACAGCTTTAGCGGTATTCGCTCAAAATGGTTTAAAGGGTTCAGATGCAGGTACATCTTTAAAAACGATGCTTATGAGGTTAAATCCATCAACTAAAGAAGCGTATAACAAGATGAAGGATTTAGGTTTAATCACATATAATGCTCAAGCTGGATTTGATTTCTTAGTTAAAAACGGTATTCAACCAGCTTCTAGAAACGTAGGAGATATAGAGGTTGCTTTAGAAAAATATGTAATGAAAACTGAAGGTGTAACGAAATGGAATGATAAATGTGATACTACATTCCGCGAGTTAGCAACTAGTTCAGCTTTCTTATCATCAAAATTCTATGATCAACAAGGGAAAATCCAAAATTTAGAAAATATATCAGGAACTCTTCATGAATCTATGAAAGATTTAACAGACCAACAACGAAGCATGGCTTTAGAAACATTGTTTGGTTCTGATGCAGTTCGTGGCGCAACGATTTTGTTTAATGAAGGCGCGCAAGGCGTGAATAAAATGTATAGTGAGATGTCGAAAGTAACTGCTTTAGAGACAGCCAATACAAAAATGAACACTTTGAAAGGTCGTATTGAACAGTTAAGTGGAGCGTTCGACACAATGAAAAAGACAATTGGTGATGCACTTGCCCCTGTGGTTAGTGCTTTTGTTGCTGGATTACAAAAGCTTGTGGATGGATTTAACGCATTGCCAGGTCCGGTACAAAAAGCTATTTCAATTACAGCTGGTATTGTTCTTGCATTAACAGCGGTGGCTACAGTTATTGGAGTAGTTCTAGCAGCGGTTGGGATGGTTATGTCAGGGATTGGAGCATTAGCAACATCATTAGGAATTGTTGGTGGTGCTGCAGGTCTTGCTAGTGCAGCAGTTGGATTCTTAGGTGGTGCAATAAGTTTATTACTTGGTCCGGTCGGATTGATAGCAGCCGCTCTAATTGGAACTGGAGTTGTCGCATATAAAACATATCAAAAAGCAACTGAAGATAGTATTGCTTCTGTGGATCGCTTTGCTACGAATACAGAAGGAAAAGTTAGTTCCTCCACAAAGAAAGTTCTTAGTGAGTATTTCAAGCTATCCGATGGTATTAGACAAAAGTTAACTGAAATTAGACTCAACCATGAAGTAATAACAGAAGAACAGTCGCAAAAGCTCATTGGACAGTATGACAAATTGGCTAACACGATTATAGAGAAAACCAATGCTAGACAACAAAAGGAAATTGAAGGACTTAAAAAATTCTTTGGTGATTCATATGTATTAACAGCTGAAGAAGAAAATAAACGGATTGAACAACTTAATCAACATTACGAACAAGAAAAACTAAAAACACAAGAGAAGGAAAACAAAATTAAAGAAATTCTACAAACAGCCGCTAGAGAAAACAGAGAACTAACAACGTCTGAACGCATCTCTTTACAAGCATTGCAGGATGAAATGGACAGAGTTGCTGTTGAGCATATGTCTAAAAATCAGATGGAACAAAAGGTTATTCTTGAAAATATGCGAGTGCAAGCTAGTGAGATATCAGCTAGACAAGCAGCTGAAGTTGTTCAACATAGTGCGGAAGCTAGGGATAAAGTTATTGATGATGCGAAAAAGACACGTGATGGGAAAATAGCCGAAGCGATTCGTCAGCGTGATGAAAATAAAACCATTACAGCAGATGAAGCGAACGCAATCATTGCGGAGGCAAAACGTCAATATGACAGTACGGTTTCCACAGCAAAAGACAAACATAAAGAAATTGTGAGCGAGGCTAAATCGCAAGCTGGTGAACATGTAAATCAGGTAGATTGGGAAACTGGCCAGGTAAAGTCGAAATATCAGGCTATGAAAGATGATGTTGTTCGAAAAATGAAAGAAATGTGGTCAGATGTTACCAACAAATATGAGGATATGAAAACATCAGCAAGCAATAAGGTAGAAGAAATAAAAAATACAGTTACAAGGAAATTTGAAGAAAAGAAAAAAGCTGTTACAGATAAAATGTCAGAAATAAAAAGTAGTATTGAGGATAAGTGGAACACAGTTGAAAAATTCTTCAGTACTATAAACCTACGTTCCATTGGTAAGTCAATTATAGAAGGGCTTGGAAAAGGAATAGATGATGCATCAGGAGGTCTATTTAGTAAAGCAGCTGGAATTGCTAACGAAATTAAAAGCACCATCTCTGGAGCTTTACAGGTAAATAGTCCGAGTAAGGTCATGATCCCAATAGGTAGTGCGGTTCCAGAGGGCGTTGGCGTTGGGATGGATAAAGGGAAACGTTTTGTTGTGGATGCAGCAAAGAATGTAGTTGGAACTGTCAAGAAACAGATGAGTAATATGCCATCTGTATTTGATTTTGGATTCCAAACTTCTCATTATAGTGTCCCAAATGATGCGGTAAGTGGTTTAACGAATTATATGCAGCCTAATATTCCTAATAACTCGGCTACTAGTAAAAAGGTATTCCCAAATAGACGACCTGAAGAAAAAGAACTAAATCTTACATTGAATATGACAAACGTTTTAGATGGGAAAGAGTTAGCAGGTGGAACTTATAGGTATACTACAGAACTTCAAGATCGTGATCGACAACGAAAAGAGCAATTTTAAAGGTGGTGAGCACGTTGCGGAAACTCAGTTTTACTTTTAATAAGATTAGAAAAGATTATATACAAATGTTAGTTGGAAGAAAACGCCCTTCTTGGGCTCCAGTTAAAAGAAAATTAGTAAGAGTCCCTCATCGCGCAGGGGCTCTTTTTCTTAATACAGAAACGGAGGAACGTCGTATTGATGTTCCTCTTGTGATTAAAGCGAAAAAAGATATGGCTGATTTACAAAAGATAAAGGAAGATTTAGCGGATTGGTTATATACAGAACAACCAGCTGAACTTGTTTTTGATGATGAGTTAGATCGAACTTACCTCGCTTTTATTGATGGTTCTATAGATTTGGATGAAATAGTCAATAGAGGTAAAGGCGTTATTACTTTTGTTTGTCCAATGCCATATAAATTAGGGGGAACAAATACTCACAAGTTTACTCAAGAGTGGTCTACAGAAACAACTTCTTATTTTACTAATAAGGGAAGTGTGGAAGCTCCAGCGTTAATTGAAATGATTGCAAAAAAACCAAGCACTTTTTTAGATGTATGGTTTGGAAAATACCCTACAGAACGAAACTATTTCCGCATTGGTTATCCTCTCACTGTGGAAGAAACAACAGTACAAGAACGAGAAAGAGTAATGTGGGATGAAATGACTACATCTGTAGGATGGACTCCTGTTACTGGACAAGTTGAGGAAATGAAAGGAACAGGTAGTTTTAAATCAAGGGATGGTTACGCATTGTATTGTCAAGATTACGGACAAGAGAAAGGATTCCACGGTGCAATTGCTAAGAAAAATATTCCAGGTGGACCGTTACAAGATTTTGAAATGGAGACTTGGGTGCGTTTGAAATCAAAAAGTATTGGAGAAATGGGTCGTGTGGAGGTATTGCTTTTAGATGAATCAAGTAATATTGTCACACGAATTAACATGAATGATTTATATTGGGATGCTGAAATCACAAAATCATACATGCGTATTGGAAATGCAGGAACGCCTAACAGTATACGAAAATTAGTAGATACAAGTGGGGCACATCCTAATACATTTAATCAATTTTACGGTAGGTTACGTATTGCAAGGCGTGGAAAAGAGTGGTCTGTTTATGTAGCCCGTTTTAGAGATGGTACAGAAATAGATGACGCTTCGTTTGTTGAACGTTGGATTGATGAAACCGGAAATCCAATGACAGAACGAAAAATTGCACAAGTAATGATCTCAATCATGAGTTGGGATACAAATAAACCTGTTGATGTCATGCAGATTGATGATTTAAAGATTTGGAAAGTAAACAAAGTTCCATCAAATACAAAGCCTTATATTTTCGATACCGGAGACAAAATTGTTATTGATACAGAACGAAGTCTCGTCACAATCAACGGAATAAATGCGATTAACTTAAAAGATTTTTTTAGTGATTTTCCTAAAGTAATAAGTGGCGATAATCGTATAGATATCATGCCACCAGATGTAAACGCAACAGTTAGTTATAGGGAGAGATACAGATGAGAACACCAAGCGGAATATTGCATGTTGTGGATTTCAAAACTGATCAAATTGTCTCGGCTATTCAACCACAGGACTATTGGGACGATAAGCGCCATTGGGAAATCAAAAACAATATTGATATGCTAGATTTCACAACTTTTGATGGAACAGAAGACGCAATTACATTACAGCAACAAAACTTAGTTTTAAAAGAAGTCCGTGGTGGTCGAATCGTTCCCTATGTCGTTACTGAAACCGAAAAGAATTCCGATAATAGATCTATTACCGCATATTCTTCAGGTGCTTGGGTTCAAATTGCTAAGTCCGGAATTATAAATCCACAACGGATAGAGAGCAAAACGGTTAATGAATTCATTGATATGGCACTTCTGGGAATGAAGTGGAAACGTGGTAATACTCAATACGCCGGATTCCATACCATGACCATTGATGAGTTTATCGATCCGCTTACGTTTTTAAAGAAAATCGCTTCGTTATTCGATTTAGAAATTCAATATCGTGTAGAAGTGGTAGGCTCTCAAATTACTGGCTGGTATGTTGATATGATTAAAAAGCGCGGTCAAGAAAGCGGAAAAGAAATAGAGCTTGGGAAAGACTTAGTTGGTGTTAAACGTATCGAACATTCACGTGATATTTGCACAGCTCTTGTTGGTTTTGTACGTGGTGAAGAGGAGAAAGTTATTACTGTTGAGAGTATAAATAACGGTCTTCCTTATATCACAGATAGCGACGCATTCCAACGTTGGAATGAACATGGAAAACACAAATTTGGTTTCTATACTCCAGAAACAGAAGAACAAAATATGACGCCACAACGATTGATGACATTGATGAAAACGGAGTTTAAAAAACGTGTAAACACATCCGTTTCTTATGAAGTTGAAGCACAATCAATTGGTCGTGTGTTCGGACTAGCTCATGAGTTGATTAATGAAGGCGATACAATCAAAATTAAAGATACAGGATTCACACCAAAACTTTATTTAGAAGCTCGAGTTATCGCTGGTGATGAATCATTTACCGATCCTACACAGGATAAATATGTGTTTGGTGATTACCGTGAGATTACTAATCCAAATGAAGAATTAAGAAAGATTTACAATCGCATTCTTAGTTCACTGGGCAATAAACAAGAAATGATAGATCAGCTAGAAAAATTAGTGAAAGAAGCTAATGAAACCGCTGGTAATGCACAAAAAGAATCAGAAGCAGCAAAAGTACTTGCTGAAAAGGTGCAAGAGAATATTGAAAAAAATACCGTTGAAATTATAGAATCTAAGAATCCACCGACAACAGGCCTTAAAGATAGCAAGACTCTATGGTTAGATATTTCTAATGGTAAGCCCGGCATTTTAAAGCTCTGGAAAGATGGTATTTGGGATCCTGTTGTTCCTGATATTGAATCAGTAAAAAATGAGGTTACTGGTCAATATAACGAAGTAAAAGAAACACTTCAAGGAGTTTCACGTACCATTGTTGATATAAAAAACGATCAGGGTACCATTGAAAAAAAGGTTACAGCAATAGAACAAACAGCAAGCGGATTATCTTCCACAGTTAGTGATTTAAACAATATTGTAGATACGCAAGGTAAAAAGCTTACTGAAGCAAATTCTAAAATTGAACAACAGGCAACAGCAATCAATGCAAAAGTTGAGTTGAAACAAGTAGAGGACTATGTTGCTGGGTTTCAGATACCTGAGTTAAAGCAAACTGTTAATCAGAATAAAGAAGATTTATTAAATGAATTAGCTAACAAGCTAGCAACTGAACAGTTTGATCAAAAGATGACTCTCGTTGACAATCGTTTTACTCTCAATGAGCAAGGTATCGATTTAGCAGCAAAAAAGACAGAAGTATATACAAAAGAACAAGCAAACGGTGCATTTGCTACATCATCATATGTAAGAGATATGGAATCACGTCTTCAATTGACAGAAAAAGGCGTTAGCATATCTGTAAAAGAAAACGATGTAATCGCAGCATTCAATATGAGTAAAGAGAACATTAAATTAAATGCAGCGCGAATAGATTTAATTGGTAAAGTTAATGCTGAGTGGATTAAATCTGGATTGTTAAGTGGTTGCCAAATCAGAACATCAAATACCAATAACTATGTAAGTCTTGATGACCAGTTTATACGCCTATACGAAAGTGGAGTTCCTAGATCGTTCCTTGGTTATTATCGTAGAGATGACGGTGCAGTACAACCAACATTTATTCTTGGAACTGATGGAAAAACCAGCGCTCCAGCAGGTGCTTTGTTTATGTCTCAAATGGGGGCTGGTTGGCCTCAGGCTAGTGCGAACATTGGTATTACTGATGACATAGTTGGTATTGAGATAAGAAAATCTGTGTTTTGGGAGCTTAACAGAAACGGAATTAGTGTTCTACACGCAAACGACTATCATGCTCTTTATGCCGGAAATGGAAACTGGCATTTCAGACGAGGAAAAAGTGGTCTATATCAATCTACATTAGCAATCGAGGATAATAGCTCAGATGCAGATTTAAGATTACCTAATATCATATTACGTAATAGCCGAGTAGAAGGATATACTGGTATTCTCCAACTAAAATCATCTGTTACTCAAAACGGATGGGGCGCCGTTCAAGGGAACTTTATGAGTCCTTCTCTAAGAGAATATAAATCTAATATTCGTGATGTTTCATTTTCCGCTTTGGAAAAAATCAGGAATCTTAGAATCAGACAATTTAACTATAAGAATGCGGTAAACGAGCTTTACAAAATGAGAGAAGAAAAGGACCATAACGATCCGCCACTGACAACACGAGATATAAAAACATATTACGGGACAATTGTAGATGAAACTGATGAAGAGTTCATTGATGAAAGTGGGAAAGGGATTCACTTGTATTCATACGCATCACTTACTATAAAAGCTTTACAAGAACTTGAAGAAATTCAAAATGAGAAAATACAAGAAATCGAGAGGAAGTATAATGAAGAAATAGCTGAAATCAAACAAAAACATGCAAATGATAATAAGCAATTGTGCAGTGAAATAGATTCGTTAAAAGAGTTAGTTCAAAAATTAATTAATGAGAAACCAGGGCAGCCATAAGCTGGTCTTTTTATTTTGAACAAAATACGGCTTTTATAACAAAGAGGGGCGATTTCGCTTCTCTTTTTATTTTGAGGAGATGAGAACAATGGAGGATGCGATTTTTAATTCTATGATTCAACAAGGAGCATTCGCAGCGTTATTCGTGTGGATGCTTTTTACTACGCAAAAAAAGAATGAACAGCGTGAAGAACAGTATCAAAAAGTTATTGAAAAAAACCAACAAGTCATCGAAGAACAAGCAAAAGCGTTTAGCTCGTTATCAAAAGATGTATCAGATATCAAACAAAAAATCTTAGGGAATGGTGATGACAAATGAAAAAGACATTTAAACATATTTCTTCAGTAGTCTTTGCGGTTATTTTAGTTTTATCCGTTGCAACAAGTGCTTTTGCTGATATAACACTTATTATTCCGGATTTACCAAAACAACCATATCGTAATGGCGTTGGTGCTTATGAGGGCGTTGTAGCGCATAGCACAGCGACTCCAGAAGCACCAGCTATTAATATTCAAAAATATGAATCTCGTACATGGCGTTCAGCTTTCGTACATTACGCAGTTGATTGGAAGGAAATAATCCAAATCGCATCAACAAATTACATTGCATATGGGGCTGGACCAGGAGCAAATAAACGATTTGTTCATGTAGAATTATGTGAAACGGCAGACTACGATAAATTCAAACGCAGCTATGATAAATACGTGAAGTTACTGGCTAAAATTCTACGTGATCGTGGATTATCTGTAGAAAAAGGATTATGGACTCACTACGATGTAACGAAATATCTTGGTGGAACAGATCATGAAGATCCGCTTGATTATTTACGTAGCCACGGTGTATCAGAAGCCCAATTCCGTGCTGATGTACAACGTGCATACAGTAATTCCAGTGTGGAAGTAACTGTACCTGATAAACCATCTAAACCAGAAGAAGTCCCAACGGTTGTCACAGATGGTATCGCTTATATTGAAGGCTACAACGTGAACTTACGTAAGGGACCTGGTACAAGCTACTCTAAAGTTCGTCAGTTAAACAAACCAGAAGCTTATGTTGTATGGGGCGAAAAAGATGGTTGGTTAAACCTTGGCGGTGAGCAATGGATTAAGAATGATCCATCTTATGTGAAGTTTAACAAGAAAAGCACAGTGGATTCTTCTATTGTAGGAAAGCGTTTTGTTTCTAAAGTTAACAATCTACGTTTCTATGATGTTCCATCTTGGCAGGATAAAGATGTTGCTGGTTCTGTGGATGCAGGGCTAGGATTCACAATTGATGCGAAAGTAACTGTCAATGGATCGTCACAATATAAAGTACACAACAGCCAGGGTAAAACATACTATGTAACAGCAAATGAAGCCTATGTGTATGTGAAGTAAAAACAAGAGCCGTCCTTTTGGGCGGCTTTTTGGTTAATAAACATATTTTTAAAAATTTCAGGGGTTGAATAGCATAATAGACTTTCGTATATATGTTTTTTAAGTGAGCTGTTAGCGAATTGTTAAGGGATACTGATTCGTGCTATCATCGGATTTGGATTTTTAATTTTTCTAAAGGTTGCATTAGCATTATATGCCGATTGAAAAATGTATTGAAAACCCCATAACGATTTCAACATATTTTTTCGTTTTTGGGGTGATTAATTTCTTAGATTGGTGATGAAAAGAACGCTGTTCTTTTCTTTTTATGTGAAATATTCTAACTTAGCATTAGGAAAGAACTGTTTCATATAGGAATACAGATGATTTTTTATATCCTCTTCTTCTTCTTTTTGATAAATGTATTTTCCGATTCCATATTTCCCCCATTTATATCTTCTTTTCTCTTCATCTAATTCTAATTTTGTCATCGGGTAGTTTTTTTCAATCACTCTCTTAGCGGGCTTTGTAAAACGATGTTGAATAAATTCAAATGTAATATCATCCCGTGCGTCAAGAGGTAATTCAGCATTCAGGCGTTCAAACATATGATAGTATCCATCCTGCCAACCTTCATGAAGATAAATAGGGGCTACAATGAAACCAAGTGGATATCCTGCTCTAGCTACTTTTCCTGCTGCCTCAATTCGTTTCACTAAGGGAGAAGTTCCTGGTTCAAAGTTTTTAATCACATAATCAGCGTTTACACTAAAGCGAAATCTTGTTTTTCCGTTATGTTTGGCATCAAGTAAATGATCTACATGGTGGAATTTCGTAACAAATCTCAATTTCCCATATTCAGATTCCCCAAAATGCTCAATGGCCCGTTTAAGGGTATGCGTTAAATAATCGATTCCTACAATATCTGAAGTACACGACGCTTCAAATCTTGTTACTTCAGGTGCACGCTCCTTCATATATTTGTCAGCAGCATCTAAAATTTCTTCAACATTTACATACGTTCGTATATAAGGCTTACTTCCCATCGTTGTTTGTAAATAACAATAATGACAATGTCCCATACAGCCCGTTGCAAAAGGAATTGCATACTCCGCTGAAGGCTTGGAAGTATCAAATTTCAGAGTTTTTCTAACACCAACGACAAGCGTAGATTTTGCTACTCGATACTTTTGGAAATCGTTATCGCCTGGCAAATCTCTCACTTGATTATGGGAAGTGGTATGGCGAATTTCAACATCCATCTTTGAAAATTTCTCAAAAAGCTCTCTCCCCAAAGGATAATCTAATGCTTTAGGTTCAAAATATACAAGCTTAGGCATAAATGGCTTATTCAT